ATCATCACCTTCAACCAACACTGACACTCGTCGTTGGAACCGGCAAGCACGTCCACCCGTATCTCCACTACCTTTAATGTTCTGGGGGCAATCAGCGCAGTTAGAATGTTGAACGTCCTGAGCGGCGGCCTCGGGCTTATCCCCAATATTAGACCAACAGTTAGGTAGTGTGGCTTCTTTGTTCGGATCAAATTTCTCTTTGTAAAAAATACGCGATACTTTCGGCAAAGCGCCAACAACAATAAGATTAATCTCACCACGTACGGCGTTGCCAATTTGCTCACCATTAACGATTCGTTTGAATGTACCGTTGGTGTTTGTCTGGATACGGCGCGACGTAGTAGAACTTGCAAATGTTTTAGCCAACTCGCTCATGCCACGACTTGGGGAACCGCCGGTAGACGGCTGTTTAAAAATGGTTACGTTAGACATACATGCTTCTCCTTACAGATTATTTTGAAGTTGGTTTACGGACTTGAATAATATATTTACGATCATTTTGTAGGCCGGGAGGAAAGCTATCCGGCGACTCCTCTAAAAATTGTTGCATGTTAGTGTTGTGTATGCGTTTCTCAAGTAGGTAATGAGCGTCGTTCTCCTTAATAAATTTGTACAAAGAATCCCAATCGTTCGTCCAATACCGCGACGAGACCCGACGAGACACAGTGCCAGCAGGGGTGCGTATACTATCTACGTTTTGATCTTTACAGAGTTCAAGAAGCTTGCCAGCCACGACCTCAAACTCATCCTTGAGTGCTTGCATTTCAGCTTTGTGCTGCTCTTCCTTTTCTTGCACCGCTGTCCTGATTTTTAGGTACACAGTGACAAGTCCATATAGGGTAAATTCGTCTTCCATCTTCGCTCCTTTTCGGTTGACGGTTCTACTATAACATAACTTTTGACTTTGTCAAACAGTTTATGAAATTTCTCTTCGATAAAGATCTATTATTTTTTCGTGGTTGTTTATGTTGTTACGCAACATGCTGTACAGGCGGGACTCTACTTCACTGCCTTTTACATGCACAACCGTCATAGCGTTCTTCTGGCCCGGTCTATTGATTCGGGCGTTGGCCTGTAAGTAAGTCTCCACGCTTGTGACGGGAGCGTACCAAATCACCGTGTTGGCGGCAGTTAGGGTCAACCCGTGGCTAGCCGCTTGTGGTTGTATTATTAGAACGTAAGGATCTTCGCAGTTCTGAAAACGTGTTACTAGATCGCTACGCTTGTTGAGGCTTACCTTGCCGTTGATCACCCCGCACGAAACTTTATTTTTTTCCAAGACCCGTTGCAGTAAATCAATGGTGTGCGTAAACGGCACAAACACCAAGACCTTGTGGGAAGACTCTTGTATCACCTCCAATATGACTTGTATTCTATTGGATACATCAAACTCGATAACCTCTTTGGTGTCCGAGTAGACTGCCCCACCTGATATTTGCAAGAGCTTATTGATATTAGTCGCAGCGTTAACTGCGGTTACTGTTTCTTCCGCCGCTGTAAGCGTCATCTGCCTCTTTAGTAAGTCGTAGTACTTAAGTTGCTGTGCTGTGAGCGGGGCGTCCCTGTCCACATATGTTACATCCGGCAAATCTAAGCACTGATCCTTTTCAAACCGTATCGCGGGTTGCAGTACTCTATGCACGATTTCTTTTGCTTGAGGCTTAGCCGCCCAACGGTATTGGGACACCTTGTACATAACCTGATCTCTAAACTGCCCAAAGAATTTAGGTGTGTTTTCAGGGTTGACCAATTTGGCTATACCGTAAGCGTCCACTGGAGACTGTGAGGCAGGAGTACCGGTGAGCATCCACAAACGTTTAGATTGGGCCACTATATCTTTTAGTATCTTCCACCGGTTAGTCTGTGGGTTCTTGTAACTTGTCGCCTCGTCTACTACCACTAAATCAAAACCACCTTCCAATATTTCCTTCTTAACGATAGCGGCCCCGTCAAAATTAATGATAACGAAATCGCAACCGGCGTTAATTATTTTCTTACGTGCGGTAGAGTCTCCATGGGCGACAGAGCAGGATCGGTGCATAGCAAACTTAAACAGGTCTTGCTGCCATGCAGATTTCATAATAGATAGCGGGCACAGCACCAGTACACGGTTCACTTCACCTATGTTCATAAGATAGTCCGCGGCCCAAATCACACTGCCGGTCTTACCCGTACCCTGCTCGTTAAAACAAAACGCTTTGTCATGCAACGTCAGAAAAGATGAGGTCTCTTTCTGGTGGTCAAAGGGCTTGAATTTACCCGTCCACGAGTAGTCTCGCTTTATGGGCGAGGGCACATCCTTTACCTTAAGCTTTGCCAACTGCTTTGATTCTTTCAGCCCCCAATGAACTGCAACTTCAAAAAGATCCCCGTCTCGCCCTACAATAGCGCTTTTGTTAACGACGTCTGTTATGCGCTCAGGACGTCGAGTGCGAAGTAAAATAACTTTGTTGTCTACGAGTTCCATTACTTGACCGAGTTATCCGCGTTTCGTTTAAAGCCCCGATTCTTGCTTGCGGACTTTACTCTTAAATTACTGGCAGCATTAGTACCGCCTTTAGACAAAGGCTTGACGTGGTCTATGTCATTGCCGTCGCCTTTACTTACTTTGCCCCCTTTCCGTGCCTTGCGCCTAGCGGCGTTGCGTTTAGCGCGATTCTTCTTTTGTTCTTCTGAACTGTGGTATTCGTCGTATTCTTTTTTGTAGGGACGATCTTTGTTTACGTAAGCCATAACAACTCCTTTATCGTTTGTATTTTTTACTATTGTGTTCACAAGTTTCAACTGGGCAGTAGCGACACAAGGGGCCCGATACCGCATTCCATACCCCAGAGTCTTGAGCCATAGCAAGCCGGTCTAGCTCTGGTTGGAACGCCTCAAAATATTTATCCTTATCTTGTGCTACATGCTCTTTAGGCACAAACTCTTCACTAACCACGTACAACAACGCTGACTTGATCCGCTTTACTTCCGGGAAGTGCGTAAACAGTGCCGCTGCTATTGCATCAAGCTGCTTAGTGTCCGCGTACTTAGCGTTTTTGCCAGTCTTGTAGTCTATGGAGTACGCCACATTTCCCTCTATAGATACTAAATCAGCAACCCCTCTCCACCAAACGTCCTTATCAAAAAACCCACAAGGCTCATACCCACCCTGCGTTTGCTTGACACCTAGTTTGAGTTCGCAATACTTTTTACCTTTTATGTTCTTGACCGATTCCAGCAGGGGTTTAAACACTTTGAATTTTGGGGGTAGCGGCGTATCTAATTTCACGTAGTCTTCTGCGGCTTTGTGCATTTCAGTGCCATAAGACATAGCCTCCCCACCCTCGTCTTTTACGTCCTTTACTATGCGCAAGTGGTAGTATTTTTTGGGGCACTGTTCAAAAGTTTTGAGCGAAGAGTAAGACCACGTAACTGAAGCCATAGCGCTTTAACCATCCAATAGTTGAGTGAGGGTGTCTATATTTTAGACAATCCTATAGTGTATATCCTTTATGATATTTATACGCTCATTTAGGTCCGTTATAGCCGCTTTAGTTAACCGTAGTTCAACAATAGCTTCTTCTATCCCTGCTACAGCCCCAGTAAAATCATTTTTAAGTAGCTGTTTATCTACCTCTTTCAACTTCAAACGTGCTTTCAATTTGTACGATACATAGTCTTCCATCAACAATCTCCGTAAGAATTACCCATACCTGACTCACAATTTAGAGGTAGCGTCTCCGCCCACTTAGGCCGCCAACGCATACACAACTCTACATACTGTTGGGCTTCAACAGCTTCTTCTTTTAGCGCGATGCAAGCTACGGCATCATGCACAGTCAAGACAACCTTGTACCGCTTAGATATCTTAATCATTTGTTCCGCGATAACACACCTTGCTATGGCCTGACACAAATTCTCAACGAGCTTACCCCCATACAACTTTACGTTGCCCTTACGGGTTGTGTATACAAACTCGTACCGATTATTTTCCGTTTTTCTTTTGGTTAGCGTGTCGTACCTTTGCCATAAACCGTTAGGTAATTTAAAACCCATATCCTCAGCAGAAAACTCTAGTACGGGTACAGCCCCGAAATCGACATGGCTCTTTGTATATATACCCGATATACAAGCCTGAGCTTGATCCCAGAGCTGTGGTATGCATAAGAAAGTTTTACGGTACGTATCAATAATATGCAGGCATTCGTCAAACCCTAGCTCAACACCAGCTATCTTTAGCTGATCTTGGAACCGCTGCGCCCCCATACCGTAACCGCACCCCAAAATAGTCGTCTTACCCACAAAACGTTCAGAGTCCGTCACTTCATCTGCGGGCTTGCCATATATCTGCGAGGCCATAATCTTGTAAACATCTTCTTTATTCTCAAACGCATTCACCAAGTCTTGTTGCCCAGACAACCAAGCCAGTACTCTAGCCTCAATCTGTGACGAGTCAGAATCAATAACAACGTACCCTTCAGGGGCCACGATTGATTTCTTGAGTCTGTTAGCGTTCGCCCCACGACTAGGTAAGTTCTGCAGGTTTATCTTGTCCTCACCACCCCAACGTCCGGTATGTGCGGCGTAATACTTAATCGGTACAGGTAGCTTGCCGCGTTTGGCTATGTCTATAAGACGTTGTGTGCGGGTCTCTTCCAAAGTTGTTTTATTGCCTAGCCGAGCAGCAACAAGCGCTTGGACTCTAGCTGAGGTATGACTTTGTAACGCCTTAAAACCCTCATCTGTCTTAGCAAACGCCCATGCCTCCTTACCTGTGCGGGGGCTAACTTTAACCGGCGGCGTAACCCCAAGCTGTATCAGTAAATACGCAAACTTATCGTTTGACATTAAAGTGTCTTTGTCTGCCACACAAGCTTCGAGCAACTTATCTTTTTTGTCCTTCACGTCCTGCAAGTGCTGCTCTAGTAAAGGCAGGTCAAGCTCAAGCTCGGGCTCGATAAACATACGCAATGTCACATCAATAACTTTTAGTTCTATCTTTGGGAAACCGTTCTGTATAAATATCTTACACAACTGGTGCGTGAGTTCTACGTCGTTGCGGCAATACTCACCATATCTATCTAAATCGTCCGGCGCAAAATCTATACGCCGCTTGCCTAGCGCATCATTAACCTCAGTGCCTTTGACTCCTACAGCATACCGCTCTGCCAATTTAGCCAGTGAACCACCGGCTTCTACACCGTGGACCGCCCGTGCCATGCACAAAGTATCTAACCAGCCCATAGGAGTAATACCAAAATGCCAATTAAGAATGGCCCCATCGAACTGCGTGTTGTGTGCGAGTACTAGCGAGTGATCCCAATCGAACTGGTTCAACCATACTGATATCTGTTTATGAGTACCGCTAAACCATTCCGTCTCTTGCTCGTCTACCTTTACGGCTAACCCAATCACCTCGAAGTCACGCGAACGGATGTACTCTTCCGTGGTTAGCTTAGTGAGGCTGAAATCTTTAGCGTAGTATGTTTCAAAGTCAACTGTGATTATGTCCATTGGAGTACTCCGGTTTCGAGCAGCTCATCGGCAGGGCGAAACCTACGTATTTTTCGGAACGCTTTTTGTTCGATCTGCCTAATACGCTCAGGAGACAAGTACATCATTTCCCCTACTTCCTTGAGCGTGTGCTCTTGGTTAGAACCTTCGATCCCAAACCGCAGTTGTAAAACTTTAGCTTCTCTAGGTGTAAGTACTTCAAGCATACCCACTACAGCCTCCGCACGTTCTTTGTTAAGCAAGACTTGTTCGGGGTTCTCTATAGCTGCTATCGTCGACTCCTGCATACCCAAATACCCGCGTATATCATCTTGAGCCACGTAAGTAAGCGCACTGTTGGATGTCAGTCTTAAATTAAGTTGCTCCGCTGTCCATAAATCAGCTGGTGCCGCACCCAATGCTTCCATAAGCGCAATGGCAGTGGCTTTGAACCTCCCGTCATTATTTATTGGTTTCGTACGGAAAGTTATTAATGCGTTCAACTGATTTTTATTTTTGTGTATGCCCATGGCCCGGCAAAACCCAGCAACCGATACATACCCAGCGTCCTCTATAGCTTGCAATATCAAGTTGTTACGTACCGATACTTTCACCCTATACTCATTGATTGTGTCCATCACACCTCCCCACACCGTTCGATCAAGGCCGCGTATCCGCATATGTCCACAACTGAATCTCGGTGGCTTGGGTCGTTGGCTAGCCGCGCACCTTTCAGTAGGACCATCATCACGCAAACGTCCTGCGCGTCTAACTCCCTGTCTCCA